CGGCTAGGGCGCGGGTGGTGGGCATAGGCAACACCTGTCTGGCCGCTGGCGGCGGGCAGGGCGCAAGCGGATGTTGGGGCGCGGGCACCGATCAAAAAAACAGAACGGAGCCATGAACAATTACGACAACGTGATGCAGCAGCTGGACCTGGCCGGGCTGGTGGTGCAGGGGCTTGATGTTGATGGCCGGGTGCACCGGTGCCGCACGCGCGATGGCGGCAAGGAGCGCCGGGGGTGGTACTTGCTGCACGCCTGGAAAGCGCGGGATGGAAACGAGTACGTGGTGGGCAGCTACGGCGTGTGGCAGGGCAATGAGAAAAACGCGGTCAAGGTCGAACTCGACGGCGTGACGATGGACCCGGCTGAGGCGGTGGCGATGCGCCAACGCCAGGCCGAAGACCGCAAGCGCGCCCAGGCCCAGCGCGAGGCTGAGGCCACCCGGGCCGCGCGGCGTGCTGCGTCGGTCTGGGGCAAGGCGCTCAAGGTGCCGCCGGCTGATGTGGCGGTGGACTACCTGGCGCGCAAGGGTGTGGCCAGCTACGGCCTGCGCTACACACCGACCGGCGCGCTGGTGGTGCCGATGATGGACGCGCGCGGCGACGTAAAGGGCCTGCAGTTCATTTTGCCCAGCGGGCACCCGCGCGTGAAGGCTACGGGGCGGGACAAGGAATACTGGCCGGCGGGCATGAGCAAGGTGGGGCATTGGTACCAGATCGGCTCGGCCATGGCTGGGGCGCTGGTGCTGGTGGCCGAGGGTTATGCCACGGCGGCCACGCTGCACGCGGCAACCGGGCTGGCGGTGGCGGTGGCGTTTGACGCCGGTAACCTGGCGCCGGTGGCGCGTGCCTTGCAAAAAGCACACAAGGGTGTGCGCGTGCTGGTGTGCGCCGATGACGATTACCTCCAAAAATGTCACGACTGCCACAAACCAACGGCGGTTGACGTGCCGGCATGCGGCCACTGCGGCCAGCCGCACGGCCAGGTGAACCCGGGCTGCGCTGCAGCGTCTGCCGCCGCGCTGGCGGTGGGTGGCAGCTGGGTGGCTCCGGTGTTCCCGGGCGACCGGGGCGGCAAGAAGCTGACCGACTTCAACGACCTGCAGCACTTCCCGGCCGGTGGCCTGCCCCTGGTGCGCGCCCAGATCGAGGCCAAGCTCGGCGCGTTGGGTTGGGCGCAGGCTGTTCCCGCAGCGCGGGTGCCCCAGACCGAGGGGGGCGGGGATGACGGCGAAGACGACGGCAGCGTTAACATGGTTCCGCGCATTTCAGTGGATGACGCGGTGCACCGCTACGTGGGCACCTATGGCATGGGCGGCAAGGCGTTTTTTGACAACGTGGCGCGGCGCATCGTGCACAAAGATGACGTGCTCAACCTGCTGCCATCGCACGGATGGGAAAACCTGAAAAGTCACCCACACTGGCGCGTGGTTTATGACCACCAGATTGGCTTCGACCCCACCAACATCGACCCGGCGATTAAGTGCAACCTTTGGGCCGGCTGGCCGGTGCTCGACCCGGCGGCGCTGCCGGTGATTGACTCGCTCACGCGCCAGGTGCTGCGCTATGACAACAACACCGGCAGCTGCATGATGCTGCTGGATCTGCTTTACAACATGTGCTCCAACGAGGCCAACCAGCAAGAGGTCTACACCTGGATGCTGCGCTGGCTGGCCTACCCGCTGCAGCACCCGGGCGCTAAGATGCAAAGCGCCATCGTAGTGCATGGTCCGCAAGGCACGGGTAAAAGCCGGTTCTTTGAGGCTTACGGCAAGATATTTGGCAAGCACGCGCGGGTGCTTGGCCAGGAGGCGCTGGAAGACAAATTTAATGCGGATTGGGCTGAGGCCAGGCAGTTCATTCTGGCTGATGAAGTCATGGCCCGCGCGGACATGTACCACATCAAAAACCGCTTGAAGGGCATGATCACCAGCGAGACCATCCGCGTCAACCCCAAGAACGTCGCTGCGCACAACGAGCGCAACTGCATGAACATCGTGTTCCTGTCCAACGAGCGCATGCCGCTGGTGCTGGAGGAAGACGACCGGCGTTACTGCGTAATTTGGGTTCCGCCCAAACCCGATGACAGCTTTTTTGACGCTCTCAATGCCGAGATCGACAACGGCGGCGTGGTGGCGCTGCACGACTACCTGCTGCGCCTCGACCTGGGCGACTTCAAGCCCTGGACCAAGCCGCCAATGACCAACAGTAAAAAAGATTTGACCCAGCAAAGCCTGAGCAGCGAAGACCGATTTATCACCGCCTGGCTGGCCGGCGACGTCGAGGGCCACGGCGGCGAGGTGCTGCCGTTCTGCCCTTGCCTTGGCTCGCACCTGTACCAGGCGTATGAGCACTGGTGCAGCGGCATTGGCGAGCGCAGCCGGCGCGCGCAGGAGCTGATCGGGCTGGCCAGCAAGCGCCCAGGCTGGCACGCCGGCAAGACGCAGCACACCTGGACCAGCCTGGTGGACCCCATCGACAAGGTGCGCAAGATGGTAGTGCCCAGCGACGCGGACATGGCCGCCGCGCTCAAAAAGAACCCGGGGCGCGACCAGGCCAAGCTGATGCCCGACAAATTCGACACCAAAGCGCAGTGGATGACCGCTGGCGTTTTTGCGTTTGAGACCGCGCTGGGCAGCAAAAACCGGGGCGACTACCCATGAAAACCCAAATGAAACGCTTCAAAGCCCAAATGAAACGCTTGATGAAACCATGCAAGTCATTGATTTTAAACAATGAAACGCTTGGAAACGCTGAAACGCTTCACCGCGCATATGCGCATGTGCGAGCCTGCACACAAGCCAAACCCAAACACACACGTATGACATCGCATGTACGCGCCATGCGTTTCAGCGTTTCCATGCGTTTCATCACTATGAAAACAATGATTTTGAAGCGTTTCATCAAGCGTTTCATTTTTAAATCAAGCGTTTCAACCACCTGGGCTGCCGCATGAATGCCGTCAAACGGGTCACCCAGGCCGAATTTGCCCGGCTCACCGGCGTCAACCGCAGCACCGTGACCCGCTGGGTGCAAAACGGCCGGGTGCAGGTAGACGCCCACGGCCTGCTCGACCCGGTGGCCGCCGCCGCCCTGCGCGACGCTACTGAGAGCCCCGAGCCGCACCACCAGGCGCGCAAAGCCCAGTTTGATGAACAGCGCGCGCAAAACGCGGCAGGGCATGGCGCAACACCGCACGCAACGGGCGCAACGGCAGGCCAAAACGGCCCGCAGGCGCGTTTTTCTGACGCGGGCGGGGGTGAGGCCATGCCCCAGGCCGAAAAGCTCGGCATTGCCCTCAAGCTGGAAACCTACAAACTGCAAAAAGCCAAGGCCGAAACCGCCAACATGGAGCTCGACAAACTGGCCGGCGCCCTGGTGGAGCGCGCCGAGGTCGACTTTGTACTGGCCGACCTGGCCAACACCCTGCGCGCGCAGCTGGAAAACCTGCCCGGGCGCCTGAGCGGCCCGCTGGCCGCGCTGCGCAGCGACGCCAACCTGATCCACACCGCGCTTGACGATGCCCTGCGCGACGTGCTGCTCGACATGGCCGCCGCCATGAAACAAAAAACGCAGGGGCTCACCCAATGAAAACCCCAACATACGCGGGCATCCCCACCGCGCGGCCTGGGGGCAAGCAGGCCTGGATAACCGACGGTGCGCACTTCGCCGTCAATCGGGAGCAAGTGACAAGGGCCGCACCACCGCAGCGCGCAAGCGTCAAGACCCTATGCGGTGGCACTTACATCAACCCAAGGACACCATGACCCACCCATCGCCCACCGCCGTGCGCGTGCACGACCAGATCGAAACCCTGGCGCTTGACGCGCTGGTGCCCTACGCGCGCAACAGCCGCACGCATAGCCCGGAGCAGGTGGCGCAGATCGCGGCCAGCATCCGCGAGTTTGGCTTCACCAACCCGGTGCTGATCGACGAGGCGGGCGGCATCATTGCCGGCCATGGCCGCGTGCTGGGCGCCCGTGCTGTGGGCCTGGCCGCCGTGCCCTGCCTGCGCCTGGTGGGCCTGAGCGCCGCGCAAAAAAGCGCCTACGTGATTGCCGACAACAAACTGGCGCTGAATGCCGGGTGGGACGATGCGCTGCTGGCCCTGGAAATGCGCGACCTGCAGGGCATGGACTTCGACCTTGGGCTGCTGGGGTTTGACACCAGCGAGATCGACCAGCTGCTGGCCGGCCTGGACGCCACGCCCGAGGGTGACACCGACGCCGACGACGTGCCCGAGCCGCCCGCCGCGCCGGTGTCACGGCTGGGGGATGTGTGGCTGCTGGGAAAGCATCGGCTGATGTGTGGGGACAGCGCCAAATCAAAAGACGTGGCCACGCTGATGGCGGGCGCCAAAGCCTGCCTGATGGTGACCGACCCGCCCTATGGCGTGGCCTATGTCGGCAAGACCAAAGACGCGCTCACCGTGGAAAACGACGACGTGGACTCGGCCACCCTAAAAACCATGTGCACCGACTGGTTTGACAACGCCAACCTGGCGCTGCAAGACGGCGCCTATGTGCTGGCAACGGTCCCGGCGGGACCGTTGCACCTGATCTTTGCCGGTGACTGGCTGGATCGCGGCTGGCTGCGCCAGATCATGGTCTGGAACAAAGACAGCATGGTGCTGGGTCACAGCGAGTACCACTACAAGCACGAGCCGATCCTGTTTGGCTGGAAGCCCGGCAAGCGCCTGGTCAACTCCGACCGCACAAAAACAACCGTGTGGGACTTCAAGCGGCCAAAACGCAGCACCGAGCACCCCACCATGAAGCCGGTCGAGATGTGGTGCTACGCCATCACACAGCATTCCGAGCAGGGGGGGGGCTATACGAGCCATTCAG